GAATTGAAAGATGAAAATACAGAAAACGGAGCTTGCAACAAAGCTTAATCAGATTAAGGGGGTTGTTCCCAAAAAGACAACAATGCCTATCTTACAGGGGATTTTGGTAAAGGAAGGGTATTTAATCGCCAACAACTTAGAAATGACCGTTAAGGCGAAGTTAGAGGGCACAGAGGGAGAATGCTTTATTATTCCAGAGAGAGCCTTTGACCTTATCAATAATCTGCCAGACGGCGAAGTAGATATTTCTGTTTCAAATGGCAATACAATGACGATAAGAGCAGACAAAATCAAAAATAAGTATCAGACAATGGATCCGGAACCATTTCCGGTAGCGGATATTGATGGAGAGGGTAGTGAGTTTACACTTAAAGCGGGACAATTACTGGAATCCGTAAAAAGAGTTTCTTATGCAATTCCTCAACAGGGAGGAAATGCCACTATGTCAACTATGTGTCTGCAGGCTAAGGACGGACAGTTGAATTTCGTAGGACTTGATGGGCATGTCCTTGCATGGGACAAGATTGATTATGACGGAGAATTCGAGCTGCTTATTCCAAAGAATACTATAGATAAGCTGAAGACACTCGAATTAACCGGAGAGGTAAGAATTAGACATAGTAATGCAATGGCTATATTTGCAACGGAGGATTTTGAAATATGCACAAGACTTGTACAGGGAGAATATTACAAATATCAGAATATGTTTAAAGAACTGCCACTACATACTGTAATATCTCGCAAAGAGCTTCTGGATGCAATGGTACGAGCCAAAATGTGTACTGCTGAAAAATGCCCCGTTAAATTTGAAATAGCAGGAAGTCAGCTGGGTTTAAGTATCAAAGACCAGACAACGGATTACCATGAGACTGTTGATTTACAGGAAGATATATCGGAGGGATTAACAATAGGTTTTGATGCCAGATTGGTAATTGAAACACTAAAAGCATTTGATTGTGACAATGTAGGAATTTCTCTGCAGGGTCCTAAAATGCCAATGATTGTAGAAGCGGAGGATAGCGATTTCAAGACAATCGTTCTCCCTGTGGCTATAAAGTAAGCACCATGTAACTATAAACAAAAATTCATATGCGTTATCTGATTGGTCTCGGATAAGGAATATATCACACTAATAAAAGGGGCGGCAGGTGCTTCCGCCCGGAAAGGAGAAACAAATGGTGTTCAAAATAATACTTATAATAATTGCGTTTGTTATGCTTTGCGGAATGGTTGCTGATGAAAGCAGATATAACAAGAGAACATATTGTATCGGATTTGTGGCTTGCATTATTGCAAGAGCAATTTTGGAAGGAGGATTATTTTAGTGGGAGATTATAAAAAAGTTTGCAGATGTAAGGTCTGCGGGAAGATATATGATAAGGGCATTCCATATATATGTTCAAAATGTGGGGCAGAGATTGGAAGACCTACACCAACAATTTTACAGATGATGGGAAGCGGAGAAGTTACACTTACAGAAAAATGCGAGAAGGTTGTTGCTAAAAAAGGTTTGTTTGGATGGAGGGTTAGAGAACCACAGAATCCCGAGGCTATACAGGAATGAAACCAAAGGAGATGTGCAATAGCTGCACCCATGAAAATTACTGCATGGGTGCATGTCACAAAGACCATTGGTGTGGCAATCACACCAGAAAGGATAGAAAATATGAAATGTCCAAAATGCGGAAAAGAAGTAAACAGACTGTTGGCTCTGTCGAGAGCAGATAACAAGACGATGATATGCGATAAGTGCGGAACAAATGAGGCGCTGGATGCTGCAGGGCTTACAGAGGGAAGCTCGATAAGAAAATCTATACTTGCATGCGTGGGAAGGGGCTCCACACCACAGGAGAGAGTTAGAGCAAAGGTGCAGGCAACCGGTAATAAGTGGGCTGTGGAGAATTTCAACGCTACACATAATTAGGAGGAAGCTATGACAAAAGAACAGGTTCACGAAGCTTTATGCAAAGCTCCAGATGAAGATAAAATGAGGCTGGCTATAGCTTGCCAGATGAATGGTATTGACGTTCAGGATGTAGAGACAGGGTTGGCAAATGTGCTTACAGGTGTACAAAAAGCTATAAAACCAGCAATCGAATATTATAGATATTTAGGAGGAAAATAGTATGGCAAATTTTGATGAAGATATTAAGAGAATCACAGATGAAATCCTATCGGATGGAACTGTTGATCAGATTATTAGAGAAAAGGTGACGGATGGAATAGAAAAAGCAATAGCTAGTTCATTTAATTATGGAAAGCTTGAAAAGGCGGTCAAAGAAAGAGTTGAGCAGGTTTTAGTTCCGTTTATTGAAAACTATGATATGTCTGCCTATATAGTAAAATTAGATACAGTTCTTACGGAAATAGTTAATAAATCTGTTCTTATGGATAATAAGCAAATGTTGGAAAATTTTCAGTATTTGATGAAAGAACCTCAGATAACGGAAATAAAATTAACGGACTTATTTAAGGAGTACAAAAAGTTTGTAGCTAGGAATATGGAGATTTCTGGAAGGGAAGTCGTATGGGATGAGTCACCAGAGTATGAGGCAATGACTGCTTTCTTTGAATTCGAAGAAGAGGGCAAGAGAAACTGGAGTTCATTCAAATATGCCACTATTGATTTTACAGTGGATGAAGAGGAACAGCAGGAGGAACTCAACAGAACAATACGTCTTTCTAAGTGGGATGGAGATAGAAAGGATGGATGGGAAATAAGAGTAGATACAAACCCGAATCTGAATTCCCTTAGAAATCTGGATGCGTTTGACTTATTACTCTTAAAGCTGCAGAGAGCAGATGTCAGAATTATTGCTGACGAGTTGAGCGATGAAGATTATGTCTATTCGGACACAAAGCCGGAGCCAACATATGAGTAACTATGAATGGACAACTGAAATTTGATGAATTTATGAATATAACAGAGGAAAAGCCACCGGAACATAAGCAAGAGAGAGTTCCGATGGTGGATCCATGTTACTACTGTTTATGCAGGTCGTGTATTAATAATGCAGAGAGCCTTACTGTCAATCCGGAAGAAGTGCCATACGACTGGCACCCATGCTTCTTTTGCGATATATGCAATAATTTTGATGGAGAGAGCCCAGAAAATATGGAAAGGGAAGAGTGCAAGGAGTATGTGATAGACGATTATCACGCAAGGAAGAACAGAGAAAAACTAAGGATTGTGAGGTGATACTTATTGAAATACTGGTGGATTCGTATTTTTGATTACAAAACTGATGAAGAACTTAAAGAATACACGGATATAGATGTGTGGGAGGCTAGAAGAGGAACGCTTCTGGACGAGTATTATCTTTGCGGAGAAGATATGACGAGAGAAGATGCTAAAAAAGCTGTTAGAGAAAGAAGCGGAGTGGAGAGGTTTGCAAAACCAAGAAAAGGTTGTGGAGTATATGCTTTGATTATGGATAGCAATGCATTTTTCTACGAGAGATTTATGGTAGATGTGGATACGATTTGTTTTAATTGCCATAAGCCAATAAAGGGAAAGGCAAAAGATTTTCCAAGCATAACAGCCGATAATGGAGTAAAATATCACTTTTGCTCGTATGACTGCCGCATGGTTGTGCAGAGAAAAATAAATCCGTATTCCGAGGGAGAGTTCCAGGAACGTGAAGGTTATGAAAACAATGGTGGGGTGTATGGATATATATACCATATTTACAACAGAAGCACAAATATGCACTACATAGGCCAGACTGTATATATGCCATTCTTTCGATGGCAAGAACATGTAAAGAGCGGTTTAAAAGGAGATATAAC